GTATCTTCACCGCTGCCCTGGTTCCGGAGTTCACGGCCATATCGAATACCTGGAGCGCAAGCTTTGCATTTTTCAGGTAATCTAATTTCAAAGGGTCATAGAAATACTTGCGGTAAGTATCGGCAGCATTGCTGGTGGTCAGTGCACGGATATCATCAATGTCGATGTCTCCGTCGTGATCAAGGTCGAACGAAAGGTCACCGGTCCCTTTGAGGAAACGCAGGGAGATCCCAAATTTGGTCACACCACCCGGATCATCCGGATCGTTGACAAAACCACCCTCGTTATGAAGGATGATCGGGATCAGTCGGTTAAATTGTTCGTTCATTATTCTTTGCAATATTGACAGCTTCCTTGTTTCAATTCTACGTTATGTAACCGTTCGGAGTGGTTGTTGAGCCTGGACTGATGTTCTGACACATGTTCCTGGATGGATTTTACAACCTCATCCTGGCGGGTCTGGATCAGCTGCAGCGCCTGCAGAAACTCCCTTATCAACTTCAACTCTTTAAGAACTCCTTTTGCCAGGTACCACAGGATACCAAGTAGTACTACAATCGCTCCCCGGTAAACCCATACTTCAAAGTCTGTCATGCCCTGGTATTTATCCGATCAGCGGACCCCGGTGGATTGCTCCAGCCGGGATCCTTCGGGTCGGGGTTTTTACGATAATGGCGAGTAGATGGCCGCGATGGCTTTGTTGCGCAGTGCAAGGGCTGCAAACCTCATCTGGAAGTTCACAACGTCTCCCTTGTTATCGGGATCCTTGTACTTGGCAAACATGTCGACAGAACCGATTGCACGCATCACTTCATCCTTATGGAAGGAGAAGGAGCTGATGCAGTCAGTAGTAGGTGCGGCCACAGCACCAAAGGCTGCTTTCACACCGGTGGAACCATTGTACACCGGTGTCACTGAAGTACGATAGAGTTTGAATCCGAACAGGGTTCCGGAAACAATGGCTGCTTTATAGAGCAGTAAGTCCTGCATGATCAGGTCAGATTCATGCTGCGGGTTGAGTACCAGGATACGGCCATCGGTGGGGAAATCCAGGTTGTTGAACTTAACCATGAGCTGCATCACATCGTCGAACAGGAGTTGGCGCTTCCCGTTTTTGATGGCACCAGTGGCTGCGATAACAGGGGTATTGGCAGAATCCGATAAAGGAGCGAAGTTCCAGGCACCGAGCTTGCACGCCGTTTTGAAAAGTTCCTGACGGTGACCATAGATGATGGAATTCATCTTATCATAGGCCAGCTCCATGGCTTCTACGTTGCGAAGAACAGTACTGGTAGTATCCAGGGTCTTCAGTGGAAGAGCATGTGGCGTATCAGTCCGGCTCGACACTGCAATAGGATACGAGGTATTGTCAATTAACACATCGGGAGAAGCACCGGCCTCAGCCAGGTTAATAGTGTTGTTCTCGACCAGCGCCGACATATCCCTGGCCTCAGAGAGGAAGGAATTGTCAGGATAAAACTGGGTGAGCAGGATATCGGTCCATAACTCTTTCTGGAGTCCGGACATGAGCATTCCGCTAACGCGGGGCATAAACGAGAGCAGCGTCCCGGCACCAACCGATACAGCAGCCGAAACAGCTGCCGGGATGGCAAACAACGATCCGATGATCACCGCGACCACCAGGTTGAAGAACAGATTTTTAAAATTGAGCTTTTTCATGGGATTATTTGGGGGTTTAGTGAATGCTTATCGGTTGGACGTATAGGCGGCCTTCAGTGCGGCAAATCCTTCAGGATCTTCTCCCTGCATCTTCTGCAGACCTTTGGGATCTTCCTTAGCCCACTTGAGATAGTTCCAGTCTTCGCGACCTTTCTCGGCGGTGTTGCCGGCAGGCTTGATCGATGCTGAGAGGCTCTTCTTGGCCGGGATGGTATCGATCAGGTCTTTGGCCTGCTTGAAGTCATTAGCTGCGAGCTTCATGAAGATTTCTTTCTTGTCAGCCGTGATACGGCCTTCGGCAATGGCTCCATCCACCAGGGCGGCGGCCAGTTCCTTGTTCTTATTTGTCAAAGCAGTAACCGCTTCGTCACGCTGTGCGGCCAGTGCCATGATTGCGGTATTCAAGGCTGTAGGATCGATCTCTTTGCCGACCTTCAGACAGGTTGCCGCTTCGGCGGTTAACATGATTTTGTCCATGGAAAGGTTGTTGTTTTTATGAATGATTATGTCAATTGAAAGTTTGATTGCTTCCTTTGAGGTGATCAGCTGTCCCTTGTCATCATAGAGGCGAAGGCAGGTCTTCCCGGAAGGAACCGGTGCCAGCGAGGCTTCCATCAGTTCCCATTTGGTCACGGCTGGCACCAGACCCATACCGGGCATGTCTTTCAGTTCCGCATCCTGGATGTGAAGGCCCATGGATGATCCTTTTAAGAATCCACGGTCCACCTTTCCACTGATCAGCATTGCTGCTGGATCTTCTGCGTCGAATACTTCATCGGCGATAAGCTTGGTCCCATCACAACGAAGATTCTCCCACCTTCCGATGAGCTGTTCCTGTTCATGGAGGTAAAGCATCACCGGGTTTTCATTGAAGCGGTCGAAGTTTCCTCCGGCATTCAATACCAGGAACCCATACGAATTGAGCTTGCTTTCATCGTTGAGTACAAAACCTTTTGCCATGACCAGAATATTTATGAGAAAAAACGATCTCGGTTTCAATTGAAGTGGCTGCAAACATAATTCTGAAAATGCCTGTGAGCAAACAAGTAAGAAACCGTTGCGCCAGAGTTTGTAAGGGTTACGGGATTTTTTGTTATCGGCGCGCGATTCTATCATTTTTGTGAAAAAACTATGCCCACCGAGAAGCCCAAGAAGAAACGTATCGCTTCACGAACCCCTGAGAAGTATGAATACGCTTACCTGCTATTCATGCAGCAAACCATGGGGCAGGATATCTGTGCAAGAGTAGGGATATCAGCACCTACCCTCAAGTCCTGGAAGGATGACGGCGGATGGGAACAGAAACGGGCCTCACGTACCATTTCCCTTGATGATCTCATGCAGAAAGCACTGGTAAGAATCAACGACATACTTGATTCCGAGGAGGCATTTAACGCTGATGCCTTCGCCAAGGCAGTAAAACAGCTCAAGGAACTCAAGAGCAGCAATACCATCGATGATGATATCAACTGTTTTATGTCATTCCAAGACTTTCTAATCCAGCAGCGAAACATCTACAAAGATGTGAATGATGAATTCATCAAAAAGGTAGCAAAGTACCAGGATATCTACATTCAATTCCGACTTGGCAATGGCAAACTTCCGGGCAAATAAAGAACTGCAGGTACGATGGCAGCACCGGGTTCAGTGGATACTGAGTCAGAAGTTCCGCATTACTGAATCCCTGGAAGAACGCCAGAAGAGGATCGACCGTGCCAGAAAGGACTACCAGTTCTTTGTGGACACCTATTTCCCTCACCTGGCCACTAGTAAGTGCGGAAAGTTCCAACTCGATGCCGCCAACTACCTGCTGAAAAATGACGATACCCGTGCCCTTTTTGAATGGGCACGCGGACACGCCAAGAGCTCTCACCTGTCACTTATGATTCCCCTGTGGCTCAAGATACAGGAACCCCGCAAAGTCGGCGTGATGGTCCTGGTGTCCAAGTCCGAAGATATGGCAGTTCGATTGCTTGCAGATCTGCAGGCTGAACTGGAATTCAACCAGGCATTCAAAGAGGACTTTGGTGAACAGGTTTCCAAGGGATCCTGGGCAGATGGAGAATTCCATACTACCGATGGCTGTTTGTTCGTTGCCCTGGGCCGGGGTCAGTCTCCCCGTGGATTGAAGGACCGTGGCAAACGACCTGATTACATCGTGATCGACGACATCGACGATGATGAGATGATCCGCAATCCCCGCCGCGTAGGTGAAGCACTCGACTGGTGTCTCACGGCCCTTTCGGGTACCATGTCCATGGGGCGTGGCCGGTTCGTGATGGTAGGCAACCGTATCGGCAAAGACAGCGTGCTTTCCCGATTTGCAGAACGACCGGGGATCCACCACACAACAGTCAATACCCTGGATAAAAAGGGACTTCCTTCATGGCCAGAAAACTACACTCCGGATGAGATCCGCAAGATGCGTGAATTCGTGGGTGAGCGAAGGTTCCAGAAGGAGTATATGAACAACCCGATCACTGAAGGCACCGTTTTTAAGACCAAGGATATCCGCTTCGGGCCCATGCTCGACCTGAAGCTTTACAAAACACTGATCTGTTACACCGACCCTTCATTCAAGAACTCGGCCACCGCCGACTTCAAGGCCACCATGTTGATTGGTAAAACTCCTTCAGGGCATTTCCATATTATCAAAGCTTACGCTGATCAGACTACGGTCATGTCCATGGTTTCCTGGCATTACGAAATCATGAACTTTATCAAGGGAAGGGTCCCGGTGTTGTATTACATGGAAGCCAACTTCCTCCAGGAGCTCCTGCTGGATGAATTCAAAAAGGCCGGTAACATCATCAGCAGCCAGATCCCAATCCGGGGAGATAACAGAAAGAAGCCGGACAAGTTCGCACGCGTGGAAGCACTGCAGCCTTTATTTGAGCGTGGATTGGTGATTCTGAATGAAAAGGAAAAAGACTCTGCTGGCATGATCGTCCTGGTAGATCAGCTGCTGATGTTCGAAAAAGGCAGCAAGTCGCACGACGATGCTCCGGATGCGCTCGAAGGCGGCGTGTGGATCCTCTCGCAACGCACCAGGTCAGAAAGTTCAAAATACGTGGTAGGATTACGTGAAAACAGGCACTTTTAAAACTCAACTATGATACTTCAGATCCTCAAGTGGAACATCAATCTGGGCAAATGGATATTCGATCGACGGATGAAACGTGCCATCCGGAAAGCAAAGCGCGAATCCTTTATCTATGACAAAAAGTACCTGGTGATATTGCTTCACGGAAAACCGCGAGCCTACCAGAAGTCCTCCCTGAAGGAACTGATCAAACGCCGTGGATACTTCAAGAAAGGAACCACCATCGAACACCTTGAAAAAATGGCATATTACGTAACAAAGTAAGCTATGTTCTTATCGAAATCAGACCTTAAATCAGTGATCTACGAGTACCAACTCGATCAGATCATAGAGGTAACTACCTCCAACACCACCAATGATGACATCGTACTGATGGCCATCGGGGCTGCAGTGGAAGAGATAAAAAGCTACCTGAGTCCAAACCTGCAGGACCGATGGAAGGATGGCCGGTCACGGTATGATGTTCAAGCAATCTTCTCAGCCACCGGGTCCGCCCGGAATCCGCTGATCCTGGAACTGTGCAAGAACATCGCCGTTTACTATCTGTGTCGTTTGTCCAATGTGGACATGATCGAGCAGAAGGTTAAGGAACGCTACGAACGTGCCATCGACTGGCTGGAAAAGGTATCAGGTACCGGAAAGTCTGCAGGAGCCCCATCCATCAACCCGGATCTGCCTATGCTCTCTTTTGATCCCACCACCGATGATTCCCTGTCCTGGAGAATGGGGAGCCGGGAGAAGTTTAACCACGAATAAAACAACGTTTAAAAAGCATTGAAATGGCCGACAAGAAGAAGGTTCCGGTAAAACGAAATAATCACAATGACGGATATGCCTCCAAGATCGTTCCGAAGGCATTCAGCCAGATCCGCAACGATATCCAGATATGGAAGGCCGCCATCCGCCAGGCCAAACTGATCGACTATCCCAAGCGAATCAAGTTGCAGATCCTTTATGAGGATGTCATGCTCGACTCTTTGCTCACTTCCCAGATGGAAAACCGCAAGATGCAAACGCTTGGATCTCCATTCACCCTGAAAGATAAGTCCGGGAATATCAACGAAGAGGTTACCGCCTTTCTGAAATCATCCCGGTTCTACTATGACCTGGTTCATAATATCCTTGAAGCCACCTACCGGGGAACTACCCTGGCAGAACTGATCCTGGAAGGTGGGAACCTGCGGGTGGTTACCATCAACCGGCGTAACGTGATTCCCGAAAAGGGAATCTTCGTTTACGACGAGCTCGATGTGCGTGGTATTGATTACCGACAACTTCCGGAATATGGCACCTGGATCCTTGAATTTGGAAACTGCGAAGACTACGGCCTGCTTAACAAGGTAATTCCCCAGGTATTGTTCAAGCGATTTGCTCAGAGCTGCTGGAGCGAATTATGCGAGATCTATGGAATACCTCCCAGGGTGATGAAGACCAATACCCAGGATTCAATCATGCTTAGCCGGGCTGAACAGATGATGCGTGACATGGGTGCAGCTGCGTGGTTCATCATCGACGAAAGTGAGAGCTTTGAGTTCGCGAAACCATCGGATACCAACGGCGATGTCTATGACAACCTTATCCGTTTGTGCAATAACGAGATCTCCCTGGCGGTTTCCGGTGCATTGATAGGCCAGGATACCAAGAATGGAAACGAATCAAAAGAAACCGTCTCCATCGGCATGTACCACAACCTGGTGAACGCCGATAAGATCATGGTTCAGAACTACTTTAACACCGCTGTACTTCCGGCACTATACCGGATCGGACTGATACCCGATGGACTCACCTTCGAATTCTCTCCCCAGGAGGATATCAATGCATTGTGGGAGATGACCATTAAGACCATGCAGTGGATGGATGTCGATCCGGTGTGGATCAAGAGCAAGTTTGGAATCGAAGTAACCGGGATCAAACAGCCAGCAGGAAAGGCAGCTTTAAGTTTTTTCGACTGAGCCCCTTAAAGGGGCTTCATGACGGGCTCTATTCGCTCTACCATACTGGCTGCGACTGCCACCCGGTGGAGCTCGCAGCGGGCAAAAAACAAGCCGTCCCTTTCAATAAAAAGAAGTTCACCAATGCTGCGCGGCATATTTTCAATTCCGGGAAGTACACCGCTGACATGATCACTGATAAACCGGTGAAGGAACTCATCTCCGAAACCAACCGGGCCATTGACCATGCAGTTAAAAAAGGGATCGCAGATAATAAACCTTCAGCGAAAACCCTGGATAAGCTCGATAACGATGTCTTTGTGTTCTCTGCCTGTAAAACCCACATTCAACTCAAAGATGTAGGTGCCATGCTTACCAGTGAAGATACCATCACTCCCTGGAGCGAATTCCGAACCAAGGTACTGGAGATCCATAAGCTTTACAACGAAGATTACCTGCAGGCTGAATATGGCTTCGCGGTATCATCTGCCGAAATGGGAGCCAAATGGGATCAGTGGGAACAGGAAAGCGACCGGTATAACCTCCAGTACAGGACTGCCCAGGATGACCGAGTGAGGGTATCACACGCCGAGCTTGCAGGGATCACCCTGCCGGTGAGTGATCCTTTCTGGAATGATTATCTTCCTCCCAATGGCTGGAACTGCAGGTGTACCACCGTTCAGGTCAATACCGGGAAATATCCTGAGAGTAATTCCAAATCCAGCCAGGACAAAGGCGAACGGGCCACCACCGAAATCGACTCCAAAGGACACAACCGTGCCGCCATGTTCCGGTTTAACCCCGGCAAGCAGAAGGTCATATTTCCGCCGCACCATCCGTACTATAAAGTTTGGAAATCCATTGAAAACAAGATCGACTGATGGACACAGGATTCATTCATAATTTCATCACTGATCTGCGGGTGGAGCTGATGGAGGAGTTCGATCGCAACTTCGAACGGAAAGCTTTCTTTGATCATCCCTGGCCGCAGGCCAAGTATCCCAACAAACGGGGATCCCTGATGATGCGCACCGGCGCTTTGCGCCGAAGCCTACGGGCCAGTTCAAACGACCATTCCATCACTTTCTCATCATCGCTTCCTTACGCCTCTATTCACAATGAAGGCGGAGAGATAACCGTGACCGAAAAGATGAAGCGCTTCTTTTGGGCCATGTATTATAAGTCATCCGGAGCCGTTCAGAAAACTGCCAAAGGAGAGCCGCGTAATAATCAGCGCAATGCAAAGATGATGGCAGAGGCCGGGTTCTGGAAGGCAATGGCACTGAAGAAGGTCGGCAGCAAGATCACCATCGACCAGCGGCAGTTCATCGGCCATCACCGCCAGGTTGACATTTGCGTGGAAAGGATCTTTGATAAAACGATGCAGGAGCATCAGGACTTCATCATTCAACATCTCAAAAAATGAAAAAGCTTATCGCGGATATCAAGACCAGGCTTGCCGGGATCACGGCACTGAAATATATTGATGAAGATTGGGGTCAGCTTGACTATTACTCCCCGAATCAACCCACCATGTGGCCATGCGCGCTGATCGATCCCAGCCAGGTTACCTGGTCGAACCAGGGAGAGCATATCCAGATCGGCCTGGTGCAGGTATCCATCAGGGTGGCCGACCTTCGTCTGTCAAACAGCAGCGTGAATGCACCAGCAACGCAGAAGGCTGCCGCTGCCGGTATCCTTGACCTGATGTCAACCATTCATTCAAAACTTCACGGATGGACCGCCGACTCAGCCAATGGCCCCCTCACCAGGACACTCACCCGGCGCGTGAACCGGGAAGATGGAATCAGGGAGTATGAAATAGTTTTCTCCGTTCAGTTTATCGACACTTCAGCTGAGATCATTTATGATACAGTTGAAGCTGCTCCAAAGATCCATGTGAGCATAAAAAAACCCACCGGTTAGGATGGGTTTTTTGTTTTCCATGAGATTTTATCGAGTAAGTCTGATCAATTCATTTCTTGCTTTATTGCATCTCGCTGTAGCTCCTTCCTCAGAGAATTCAAATGTGGTTTGTTGGACAATATCCTTTTCCCAAATGTGATCAGTCCATTCAATTACCAAATAAGCAAGTTCATCCTTTTTTTTCTTTTTAATAGCAAAGGCAAATATTCCTACCATTAGCATTCGTGCGGCAGTAACACGACGCTCGATCGTTGAAGCATCTTCCATTGAAATGTTGGTAATCTTGTTTACCTGGATCATGCCAGCAAGATATGGCACTTTTGTTTTTTTCAATCCGTAGATTTCAATATTCCCATTATATACACGTATGTATGAAGCGAATAATGGCTTATCAATGTTTGGATGGCCATAAGTGTATTTCCCAGATTCAACAAGTTCCTTCAACTTAAAACCAAGTGCTTTCCTTTCACGAAAGTTTTTAAATACTTGTTTGATAGCTCTGTAAATGAAATAGATCATCGCTATAAACGAAAGCAAAACAAAAAGAACCATAATTACCGGTGAGTCCATAATGTGTGTGTTTTAATTGTGAATGATAAGTGACGTAAATATATGAATTATTTGGCTTGCGCCTTTTCCTGTTCAATTTTTAACTCTCTGGAGATTGGAGTGCCCAGATAATTGTACAATGTTTTGATGGATATGTGAAATTGCTTATGAATGAATTCCCGGTATACATAAGCGGTGCTTATACCATCCTTTTTCTCGCGGCAGTAAACTTCAACTACCTCCTGCATTTGCCTCAGCTTATTAATCCTGTTGTACGCCATAGATCAAAGGGTTTGTTGGTCAATTTCGTAAATGATCAGCTGCTTGATAGATTCCTCGTAAGGCCACTGCGTGAGGTTCATCTCCTGGAGCATGGCAAACATCGCCCATGCCTGGGCCATGTCGAGCGTGAGCTTCATTCCAGGTTTCATCAACAGGATCTTCTTGCGGATCTTGGATTCATAAATACCATAGATCAGGAAGTAAATTGCCTTACCGTCGATGCCACGCATATCCATGGTGGTAAGGTAGCTGCTCATGATCCGGCTCATGGCCACAACCCGGTCCTTGGTCAGGTGGATATCAACCTTGCGGATGGCCATGCCAACCCTCTGGGCATTCTCCTGTCGGACAATCCTTCCGTTGTAAGTCAGTTCGCCCATAATTCCGCAGTTAGATAGGTTTCAGCATACTTTTTGGCAGTACCCGGCAGAATGTTCGACTCATACTTTGGAATGAACCTGTAGGCCCTGTTCTGCTCTCCTTTGCTCATTTTATTCCACCTGGCCATGGTCTTCTTTTTGCTCGAACGGATCTTCTCATCATACCGGTTCCAGAACTGGTCGAAAGTTACATCCATTGTAACTTCGGTTATGGTAGCCGTTTCGCTCTTGAAGTTGTCGAGCTCGCGGATCTCCCTGGGCAGATGCTTGAGAATATAGACCTGCTGCTTTTCAGAAAGGTTGGCATGGATCTCGTATCGCTCCAGGAGGCCATTTTCGCTGAATACGAATTCAACATACCCGTCGAAGGCAAGCGATGTCAGATGGAATGTTCTCATAATTGTTGTGGTTGTGAGGTGAGTATTGAAGTGGCCATGTTTTCAAATTGAACAACCAGCCGCTGGAGCTCCTTGTATGAATAATCATTCAGAGATTTGTGAAGATATCCGTACTTGAGCATCCATCCATTGAGCCGGTCCCAATCCACCTGGTGTTTCTGCGCTGCATCGTTCCACTTCACCCACCCGATGTTATAACAGAGCGATAGGATCCTTCGGCGCTGCTGCTGCCCTTTGTAATCCACCCCCGATAGCGTTGCGCCGTGAGGCTTTTGAATTAGCTTCTGAAGGTGGGCAATCAGTTCATCCGCCTCCAGGTCGCTCAACTCGGAGCTGTTATCTGTTCGGCCATGCGTAACATCCATCACCAGGTCATGACGGTACTTCTCCGTCCCGGTGTCGTGGAACAGGCCATAAAGTCTGCGGTGTCTTCCAATGGTGTGGTTCATGATCAATCTTTTTTGAAAAACTCATAAAGTCTGCCTAACGCAGTTCCGATTATGGCTCCAACTGATCCGCAAATAATAATGATACCGCAGTCGATAATGAATATAATGATTTCCTTGATCATGGTGTGGTATATTAAATGGTTGAGTTTGCAATTTTTGATTCAAGATCCCTTGTTTTTATAGCCAGGTTAAGATGATTATTAACAGCAGTGTCAGTTCTTGATGAGCCATAACCTGCATGGCGCAATCTTTTGGCAACTCCTTTATGATGCTTTTCTCTCATTCTGAGGGTTTCTAATAAAAACCCAATTTCAGATTCATTCAAGTCTATTTTCATAATTCAGAAATTTTCAACTTCATCCTGGTGATCCCATCCACCGCCTGCAGGCATTTCTCTGTACTCGATAGCGACCTCATATTTATGCCGGGTTCCCACCAGATAACGTTCCATGTCAATCTTGAAGTGATCTACGTCGGACACATGCATTCCTTCGAACAAACTGAAGTTGGCCTTCCTTCCCTACAAATGAGTTATTTTAGTAATCTTAGGCATTTGGTTCTTCGTAAAGTTCGTTATCAGAAAAAATGGCCATCCCTGAAAGATTTGCCCCGCACGAAGGGCACCAGCGTTCAATGCCAGTTCCCCGGCACTCGCTGCACATGCGCATGGCTTCACCTGGTGCGAAGTTGATGGGATCATCATCATTCTCATCAAAGAACCCATCTTCACACCAGTTCATGCAGTCGCGGTGATGTACCGGTGTATGTCCACACTTTGGACAGTACAGATCATAGTCTATTTTGTATTCTTCGCACATTTTGAAAGAGCTTTTTTAAGTTTCCGGATTTTGATTTCTATCAATTTACATACGACCTTTCTTTTCTGCCCTTCGAGTTCCACAGATAGACTATGTTTAAGAAATTTGATCTCTTTCAAAATTTCCGGCTCTGATACCGGATTTAAATACTCAAGTGAACATCTGATATCATCCACATTCCCTCTATTTGTTATGCAATCCATGGTTTAGTCTTTTTCAAAGTGTTTCGGATCCCTTGCAACAATATCGTCGATCTTACGGTTGCAATCTTCACCGGTGATATACCAACCATTACCGAAATGCGACCATCCGCCATTGTACGTGGCCTTGACGATCTTGTAACATTGCCTTCTCTCATCCCATTGCGAACGTAGGACGTAGTAGCCCTTTCTTACCAACTCGCGGCGTGTATCTTTGTCCATATCACTCAACATCACATCCACAACCACCCTTATCCTCATCATGCCGTTTGCCAGGCGTAACATCATCTCTAGATACCAAGCGATTGCAGGCATTGCACCACCATCCTTCAGCATTCACCAGGAAGCGAAGTGCCATGGCCCCGGTTTGTACAGCTTCCATCTTCATGTTGCTGAAAGGCTTGTATTCGTACCTGTGCTGATTCGCAGCCTGAACGAGCTCTCCCGACTCTTCAGCAACAATTGCAGCTGCATGGATGAAGTCCATCGGCCATTCTTTGTGCATTTCACAGGCGCGTTCGTATTCAGAGAAGATCAAAAGCATGTTGTGCTTTACAATGTCCGGCATCGTCTGCAGCAATGCATCCAGTACCTGAGATGAAAATTTTGATTCAATCATGGTTTTGGTATTAGTCGTTAAATTCAGTGATTTCTTTCATTGCTTTGGGTGCCTTCACATGCTTGCGACTGAGCATATCAGCCTGGTTTTTCAGTCGAGCTTCAAAGTTGTCCAGTTGCTCATTGGTTCCTGAAACTTGGGTAGATTTGCCGTTTACCAGGAAGATCCTGAAATTTTCACCTTTGGGACTTTTCGTGATCTTTTTGTGATGTGGGTGTTCTGGCAACCTTCCTCTCGGTTTTGCCTTCGTTTTTTCAGCACGAAAATGTGGATATTCAGGAGGTATCTCTGCAGGGATATCGGCAGCTACCAGTTCGGGCTCTTCAACCGTTACCTGTACCTTCTTTGGTTTGTGGATCTCAAACCAGTGTACCATGTAACAGCTTTTGCTGCAGGTAATGCTATTCTTACGCTTTGGTGTGAACAATTCCCCGCAGGTATGACAATGGATCTGCTTTTTCTCAGTCAAAACCGGATCAACCTTGGATTTTGACATTTTCGATGGCTTTATGATCCGTTCCATCGGCCTGATAGCGACATGATCCTCCAGGTTGTATTCGCCAACCGTTTCCCCTTGTTCGAAAGTCGGATTCTGAAAGTCCTGGGGATGGCTCACATGGGTGACCCTCCTTAATACCTCAGAGAATGGAGCGCGTTTCAATGCCTCAATGGCATTGTGCATATCCTCAAGGCTTCCTGTTATTGTCAATGTATATCTCATGGTACCCAAATTTTTGTAGCGCTGACAGGATTCGAACCTGCGGCCTGCGGGATATGAGCCCGCCGAGCTGACCCCTGCTCTACAGCGCACGGTTTTTAGATCGACGAGAAGTTCAGGTCGATCAATTGATACGTATTGGTAGCATCACGCTCCCATATCCTGAAGTACGTTTTAGATCCGGGCTTTCGGATCCCGTCTGTAAGGATGTTGATGGCCTCCTGGAACAGGGGGTGACTGATCTTGGTGCGGTACTTCATCAGCTGCATCACCTTCTTGCTGTCAATCTTTCCCCTGGAGGTTGAAAAGGCATCGGTAACCAGGTTCTTCACGAATTCGATCTTGGAGTCAATGTTTTCATCAAGGAAAGCATCCAGTTTCTCCTTCGAAGCCTTGATGGCCAGATCGTCGAAGTCGATCCGCTCGGAGATGCTCACCTCGATTTTGATCGACCGGTCGAAGTTGAACCAGGTGAAGTTCCCTTTGCCGTCCGGCTTCGCCTTGTACTCTTCCATGGCCTTGCGGTAAACGTCACCACAAAGCTTCTCCATGAGTTTCTTGAACTCATCGAGTTTGCAGCTCACCTCCTTGGCTCCGCGAAGCAGCTGGGCTGCATTGCGTTCTCTTAATCTCATTCCGTTGGTGATATATTCAACAGGAACATTGGAGCCGGATTCGTCAATCCATTTGCCGTCTTTTACTTTCTGATTCATTTGAAATGGTGTTTAAATGTGAATTAACTGTTGTTTTTTGATCTTATCTTCTGCAGGATCTGCTGACCGGCAATCTCGTAACTGGAATGGATCTTCTCATAAATGATTTCATCCGGAAACACATCAATGGATGAATGAAGCCGTACATACCGGTTCTGCAATTCCATCAGGATATCTTCCCGGCCCAGGTTTCCGGCATACTTGTACCAGAACGACTCGTCAATGAGCGACCACTGTTGTCTCCACCATCCCCAGAATAGCGGTTCCTTGAGCCAGATAGTTAGCCAATCCTCACTCATGTGCATGCCCTTCATGTAATCGACGGCCATATCGAATACCAGGGCATTCATCTGCGATTCCGTAAAAGCGGTAAGCCGCATTACCTTCTCGCGCATCGACGCGGCGCGGTTCAGGTTTACTGTTTTTATTGTCTCTTTAATCATTGTTGTTAGTTTTTGGATGTGTAAGCTTGAAAGCGCCTTCGTCCCAGATCACATAAGGCTCTCCGCCGCCATATCGCGACGCAGCAAATGCCTGGAACCCTTCAACCCATATTTTCACATTTGCGTCGAAGCGAATTGAACGGGCAACGCGGCCACTTGGCTGTGACCCCTCAGCGTGGCTTATCAGGATGAAGAGTTTGGAACGAAAGCGATCTTTCAGTGCCTTGTATTCGGAATAGTTCATCCCGGTGTACTGGATGGAGTCGACGATGATGACATCAGGGCTTTTCTTCTTCGATAACCGGTCAATGAGATCCGTAACCGGTTCTTTGTCCAGGAGGATGAACCTGCGCGATACCTCCTGCATGTTGGTATCTTCGATGGCATTGCGCAGGGAAAGTGATACACCTTCCTCCAGGGAGTCATAGGCCACCCTTTTGCCGAAGGTAGTGAGGTACTTTGCCAACTGAAGCGCGAACCTGGTCTTTCCGTTACCAGGGTTACCCCATATCAGCCAGGTACCCGATGGTTCCGGGCACCCGATGGCCTCCAGCCATTCACCTGCAAAGTCCAGGCTATGGATGGAGGTCCGGTAAAGCTGCTGAATGGATATGGCGCGTTTACTCGACATTACATTTCAATTTTGCGAAGTTCATCCTGGATGCGGCGCAGACTGTAATCAGCCTTACGGATCATCTTCTGGATTTCGACATTGGCACCTTCCGGCATGTTGGCCTTGATGATCATGGCAGCATGGATCTCTTTGAACTGCTGAAGGTCGTTGGACGAATCAGGTGATGCCTTCTGGTACCGGCTTCCATACCTGCTGAAGATCTCGGTGTAACCTACTTTTTTATGATCAATGGATTTACGGATCTTGGCTTTTAGACCGTCAGCGCCCATCATGTACCATCCACAGCAGCGTTCAGTCGCGTTCCACAGCGCTTTCAGTTCCAGGAAGGCATTATACTCAAGATCTCCGGCTTCATCCAGCACGATCAGCGGATTGGGCAATCCTCTGAGGTAATACACCAGGTCAGCATAAACATCGTTGTATTTTCCGGTATAACCGACTCCGAATTCTTTTGAAATCAGCCTGATCAGCTTCTGCTTGGTCTTCACCTGGCTGCAGTCGATGTACACGGCATTCTTATGCGTGCGTACATAAACCCTTGCGGAAAAGGTCTTGCCGATATCAGCCACATCACAAAGCAACCGGCTGGCGGCATTGTCCTGGCAGAACTGGAGCTGTCCGATGATGAATTCAAACACAGGAGTACGGGCAATATTCCATTGCGGACGGGTACCCAAAGGGATCTCCATAAGCCTTGCCAGGGATAACCAAGTCTGATCCGATATAACCTTGTCGGTCTCACCGTTCTTGATACGGGAGTACTGGGCTGAATTGATACCAATGCTGAGCGCAAACTTGAAGTCCGACCCGGCGAAGTTGTTTCGCTGCTCCAGGAGAGCAGTAACAACACGATGTTTAAGTTCTGAGTTGATCATAATGCTATTTTTGGTGGATTAAATGTCTTCGATTGCTCGTTCTGCCCATCCTTGATTATACCGCTCGATCAACTGCTCTATATTCTCTTTTTCCTCCTTCGGCTCTTGCACAATATCAACCGGGATGTCCGTATAGTCCACCTGGTCTGTAATGAGTTCGAGCTTGCGGGTAACCTTTTCTTTTATTCCATCTTTCTCAACTTTGAAGAAGTGAGCCTGGCGCTTGGCCTGATCCGTTCGGATCCGTTCATCCTCCTCTGTGCGCTCCATCTTTGCTTCCTGGTACCGTTCGACCTTGGTGGCCTTCGTGACGAAAGTGTCACCCTGGTACAGATAAACCTCACCGATACTTCCATCATGATCCGGCACATAGTATGCTTCAACGCTGTAGTTATTCGGCTTTAACCGGCCAATGGCTCCCTGGTTATCGATGGCATATTTTTCATACATCACCGTGGCGAAGTCATTGTTACGGATGGAAGTTTCGGTGCGCAGGCCCAGGTACTTGAATAGCTTATGTTTCTGAGGCCGGGAAAGATCCGGTCCCATATTCTCTACCAGGACCTGCCACCGAGTTTTGCCAGGAAACATCTTCTGATTGGGATGGGGTGAATGGTTGAACCTGGCGATACTCTCGCGATCCTCAGCAATCAGGGTTTCCAATGGGATGCGTGGTTCCTTGTAATCCTCATCCTTGTTTTCACTCTTTGTTTTGTATGCTCCCTTTTGGTTCCAGCGTCCAATGCCTACCTGGTTTCTTTTTTCATCACTATACTTCTTACTGCGAATCTTATGTTCGGCACGTTTTGACCTGGATAAACCTGGAGCGCAAAAAGTAACATAAGCAAACATGGCCTCCAGTTCAGGTTTAATCGTCGACATGAGGTGATTTTCAACCTCAACTTCACCAGGCCACATGAGGTTATGTGTATTGATGGTCCGGAACATCTCCCTGAAACAATCCCATACCATGCTTACCGATGGAGCATCGGTACTGTAAACAGAAGATAATACCACATCGCTCAGAACATCGAAGGCCACATAAACGTTCAACTTTTTGCCATCAGATGTTCTACGGCTGAGCGTTCTGTCATCCATTGATATTTTATTCAGTGAAAATTCGGGAGGTTTGCGGTGATTGTATGGAGCATTTTGTGTGATGTGATCAATACGATTGTTCCGGAGTCTGTCAATGACGATAGCATTAACAGGGTTGTTGATGATATTCCACACAGTGGATCTGCTTATAGAAATATAGGTCCCTTTCTTATCGTCAAAGAAATCATCCCGATCATACATCAGTCCGGTTTCACGGTCAACGATCGTCAGCGATCCTGACAGGAACTTCATGTAATCATCATGCACCCATGACCCGAATGGAAGATTTTGCTGGCAGTATAGTGATATGATCAGGCGCTCAACGGCATCGCTGGTCTTTTTGGCATTGGCGTTCTTGTTTCCCTTATGGATCAGGTGGAAGTATCCGTGCTCGATGTAATTTTTGTACTTATCCTGGAGACGCAATGGATGCGAAGGAAGGGAATGCGGGTACCTGGTTTTGTCCAGGGCATTGGTGGCATCTGAAATAAGATCCCAGATACCCGTTGACTTTTTGCTCAACCGTTTGTTCCTGCCTTTGAGCTCGGTGAAGTATTTTCCGATCGCGTTCAGCATGGTGGCATTGGCATTGTATTCAACCTGGCGTTCGTGCTTGATATTCGTTTCATCATCAAACAGGAACTCGGCGAAGTACCGTGAAGCTGTCAGATCCGGTTCAATCAGTTCCTGCAGCCGGTTTCTCCTGGAGTACTGGCGAACATCACCATACTTGTCTGCTACCCGTTTCTTGATATCCGTGCGCAGCTGGTCGTAGTTCAGCAGCGCCGGGCAACCGGATCCGCCACCCTTACGAACGCGAACGTGAGGATAATTTCGAACATAATGATCATAAGCAGCTATGCTTATAACCGGCCGTTCCCTCAAACTATCACTGTGGGGATCCCCATCAGTTAGGTCAGGCTTTGACAGGCAGAATATGTTGTTGTAAAGTTCCAATCAGCTCTTGAATTTCGGGTTGCGGATCATTCTTTTAATCTCGCGGCGGATCTTGTAAATGTCCACCATGGTGATTACCCAGGATATGATCATCCTGATCACGGTGAGTACTAAAATGACAAAGGCTATTTCAATGATGATCATGGACGAATATTAATTGGATGATGGATTTGATGATTTATCCAACTTACGCTGGTTTGCGATGTTCATTTTCATGATACGACGAGCCCACTCCTCGATTCTTTTATTTCTACGTGTTCCCCGGCACCATTCACGCACATAATTTACCGTGTAACCGGATCTGAAAGCAATCTGCGCCCTATCACCAGGCCCCAGATGCTTTGAAACATCACGATTGGCGGGGTAGTCGTAGATATATTTGACTTTTGCCATTTTCTGTTGTAGTTTTGTGGTGTTGTGATTTGCAAATATAATACAAAAGATTTCGCCATTGCAAGGAAAAGAACAAATATTTTCGCCAGTAAAACAAAGAATATTGCAATTTGTTGATTCTTTGAATATTAGTAAGCGAGAATTCTACCTAAAAACCGGTATTTCAAGGGGTACTTTAGAGAGTGCAACAGGCATAACAGAGGATACTTTAACAAAAGTTATTGTTGCATATCAAAGGATTTCGCCATCTTGGTTGATCACTGGCTATGGAGATATGTTACTTGATGAAAATTCCACGTTTACAACTATTGACTTGCGAAATGTAGAACAGTCACCTTGTAAATCATGTAAGGAGAAGGATAAGACAATCGCAGCCCTGGAGAAAGCAGTAAATGCCTTAGAGAAAATAAACAGATCCCTGGAGGATATGCATGAAAGCAATTCAGCTGGAGCAGATGCCAAAAAGGCTCCTTATTCACAAACAGGATAATTAATATGTGGGCATATCCTCCCCAGGTGAAAAAAAGTTAATTTTTTTTCACACCCACACCACTCCTTTCACACAAATTGATCAGGTAATTTTCGTTAAACGATGTATTTCAATCGTTTAAGGTGCTGTTTTGAAAATATAACACCAGTTTAACAGGGTAATAACACCCCATTTAAATGATTTAAACACGCATATTTTATACATTTTAAGCAGTTACACCTATTTTAGATGCATAATAATTTAACTTTTAGGCCGTCCTTTAGGCCGTCCTTTAGGCCGTCCTTTCACTTTTTCAACCAAATTTACATCCCCACTACGCCAAACTATGTCATTAAAAAAGCCCCTTTTTATGGGGGCCAGTACTGGATACCAGGTATCATTCATAAAAATGCACCACAGTGCCTGTAATTGTGCTTTTTACCTATATTTGCATGGGGGATTAAGTATCATTGCAATGCCTGTTAAACGTGGATGCAATGGATTGATCTTAACCAGGGCGAAAATGCAATCATATAGCAACGTTATTAAACAATTCATTTTGATCGTCCGTTTTTACTATATCAACGCTATCCCGCATCACTGTAAGGAAAATCGGCCAAAATTATTCACTTCTTTTTATACCTTTTGATTTGACGGCCTTATTCGCCTGATGAAACGCTCAGAATTTTTGAAACACCTTGCCTTCCATAATTGTGTCCTGTTAAGGGAAGGAGCAAATCATTCAATTTTCATAAA